GATGGGGATTATACATAGAAAAGGATGGGTGTCCACATAAAGCAGTGTTGCTGATAGCGGAACTTCGTAAAACCAGCTAGGGCGCTAACCCCTAGTACACCCATCCCTTAACCCTAGGCCAGCCAGAAAAAGACAGGCAGGGCCACCAATAGGACAATTAAAGCGTACTCTAGCACCCTATGCCCATCCCAGCCGCTATCCTCGACAAAATGGGCCTCTGGATGCCTTGGAAACGCTTGCGCGAGGGTGCGCGGGTAGGTGCGCGTGGTGGGGTTTGTCATACTGTTGCCTCCAATGGTACAAAATCCTCTAACGCTAATTCATTCATGCGAACAGGGAAACGGGTTTCTAAACCCTTTGCATGTAGCTGGCGCATAGCTTCGCGCATAACTTCCATTTCGGAGAAGCTACTCTGGTGCATTGTCACCATTTCGCCTGAGTGACTAAATACACCAATAGCACCCTGCTGGCGGGTTTCAAAAACAACAAAAAAACGTTTCATGGTGGAACTTCCTATAAAGTTATGATTGTCGGATAACAATCCAGCTAGGCACTGTCACTGCCTAGCTAAGTGTTACTCTGTTTTGATGGTAAAGCTGTCAGCGGTTAGCGTTTTGTCCGTGAAATAGCCTTTAGCTACATATAGGCGGGCAGTAACGTCAATCCAATGCTGGGCGCGCTCTAGGGTATCGCATACGCAATGCACCGCCAAGGGGTTTAGCTTTTCAACTACTTTGTACATGCTTGGCCCCTTACTTGTTAAGCATACAGTCGCGCAGGGTGCGCATTTCATCGTGCCAGCTTTGTCCGCAAATGTAGCTGGCCCCGTCAGCGTCAAGGGTAACGCGCGAGTAAATGCCGTGCTTTTGCCAAATGGCTAGCGGAAGGTCAAGCATACGCGCGAGGCGTTCTTTGGTGCTATTGCGGCAGCGTTTCCCTACCATTGCCACGATGTCCGCCTTTTGTGCCTCTGTCAGCGCGTGGGTGCCTTCCGAGAATTTGGCATCATGGATTAGGTTGTAAAGGTTGCTATTGCTCATGGTCACTGACTCCATTTAAAGGTTGTGGCTGCGATAGTGCAAGCCCCTATACCCTCACGCGAGGGCATAGAGAAAACACTAGTGCATTATGCAAAGGTCTCCTGAGTCTGCGTATGGTATATCTTGCACGGCACGATTCAGAGAGGCCCGCAAATTGTGCTGCCAAGTGGAGTACCACCGCTCATAGTTTTTTGGCCCGATAACCTGCCAGTCGCTGCCGTGGTCATAAATTTTGTAGAGGCCGTCTACAGTCTTAACAAAGGCCTTCATTGGTGCAGTCATGGTGTTCCCCTTATGCTGTAAACAGTGACTCTTCTCTCGCTGCTTCACGCAGCAGCCAAGCTAAATCAGACATGGGAAAGTCTGAACAGTCAATCTCTCCAAGGATGCGATGCGGTGGATTGATGTCGCTATACAAGTCTGCTACATCGAACTGAGAGCCATAAGAGAGCACTATCTGCGCTCTGGCAATATCTGCCGTGGCTGCCGTGGCTCTAGCGTACTCAACACGCCCTATGGCCCTTCTAGTCATTTGGTATTCGAACTGTTTCATGGTGGAACTTCCTTGTAGGTTAAAAGAGAGCCAAAAAGCTGACCCTCTTACCTATATAGCATAATAGAATCGTGCCAACTCTTGTAAGTTGTTGATTTATAAGACCCCTCCAAAACCCTAATGGCTTTATATACAGTGGTTTTCACCCTGTTTTGCAGACACCCGGTGTACTACATAGACACCTAGGTTATACTTAGACTGTTAAGTCTAAAAACAACCTATGTGACTATTCTGTAGGTTGTGTCTCTGAATCCTACATGGGGTCGGAGGTAGGTTGCCACTCCCCGCTCACTGCCTAGGCAAGTATCTCCCCTCCCCTTGCTTAGCCTTGGGCTTGGACATGTCCTATGCCATGCCTCTCCACCTACGCGCACTCTGCCCACTTGAGATGGGTTCTAGCCCCTGTGTGGTGTGACCTCCACTTCCCGTCCCCCCCAAATAAATTTAGGTTTCTGGCTTACTGTTGTTTGTGCTAGTATCTAGTTATTGGTAGACATGGAGATGATGGTATGCAAGAGATAAAGAGAGAAAGCGGTTATGCGATTCCCCCTGCTAGGGTGGTGTACGCCTACCCTTATGAGGAGATGGAAGTGGGAGACAGTTTTGTTGTGCCGGTAGAGGCTAGGGCAAAAGTCTTGAACGCTAACTACCGGGCTGGCAAGCGGCTAGGGCGGGTGTTTATCGCTAGGACAGAAGGTGAGACTATTCGTATATGGAGGCAAGCATGAAAGTAGAACTAGACGTTAACCAGAAGACTACATCTGCTGACCTTGTTGACCAGATATTGAAAGCTAGGCTGCTGGATATTCGGGATGAGATGCTGCAATGGTCAGACAATTCTGAGATAGCTGCTGCTTGCAAGGTCTTGCTGGATTGGATGGCAACGCCGGGTGAGTAAATGTCTGACAGAGTAATACTGGAGATGGCAGAGGCTAGGATGTTGGTGGCAAGCTACTTTGCTGCCAAGCAGACGTTTGGGCCTGTGCAAGCTAGGGTGTTCTTGGACAAGCAATTGAAGAAGCTAGAGAAGGTGTACGGCAAGGAGTCGGATGTGCGGCTCAAGAAGTACATGCGTACAGTGGCTACAGAAGAACTATTGGTGGATATATGAAGGTAGCAGTGGTTACTCCTTACTACAAGGAGTCGTTGGACGTACTGACAAAAAACAGGGCCAGTGTTCTAAAACAGACTTACGACAATGTTCGGCATTACATGGTGTCAGACGGCTTTCCCAAGCCTGAGTTTGAGGACTTGATGTTCCATGTGAAACTTCCCCACTGCGGTGACTACGGGGATACTCCTCGGTTGGTGGGCTGCGCTCTAGCGGATGCCCAAGGAGCAGATGCCATTCTGTTGTTGGACGCTGACTGCTGGCTGGACAAAGACCATGTACAGCGGATGGTAAAGCTGATGGTAGACATGAATGTTCCTGTGGTCACCTGTCCCCGCAAGCTGTGGCGTATGGACGGCAGCTATATGGGTGTGGACAAAGAGTCAGAAGGTAAACACTTCAACGACACTAACTGTTACCTTGTCAGGCGTGATGCTTTTCACCTGTTCCGGGCGTGGGGTCTGAAGGACAAGAGACTAGCCATTGTTGATGACCGGGTGTTTTGGGCAACAGTACAGTCTCACCAAGTGCCTATTGCTAGAAGCAAGAAAGCTACCGTCAATTACCCCACTAGCTTTGCCTTCCACTACACCTACAGAAATGAGCCGGTTCCAAAAGGAGCCAAGGTCATCATGCAGGTAGATGGTGAGTTCAAGATGATGACTTATCCCCAATTCAAGAAACTAACCAAGAGGACAAAAGTATGAACGTAGAGATTAATACCCTAGCGTGGCCTAACACCCATGTGGACATGCTCAAGTCCCACAGTGATGTGTGCCGCCATCTGGGGCTGGAAGTAGGCTATGCCTTGCAGCAGACTCCCCACGGTCAGTGGATGGACAACATCATGAACAACAGTGCCTCAGACGTTGTTGGCTTTATGGACATTGACTGTGTGCCTACCAACAGGCAAGTGGTGGACGATGCTATCGCGTGGGCGGCAGACAACAAGTCTTTTGTTGGCATTGCCCAAGCCAGCAATCACATTCCTCCCAAGTCCCATATCTTTGCATCCCCTGCTTTCTTCTTCATCTGGCGTAAGACTTGGAAGGCTATGCAGCGTCCTACTTTCTCAGAGACAGATAATTCAGATGTGGCTGAGAACGTCAGCTACGCAGCAGAGATGTCTGACATTCGATACAAAACCCTGTACCCTACCCACTGGACATCAGAGCCACTAGAAGGAGCGTGGCGGCTGCATACCTACGGTCTGTACGGCATAGGCACTCACTTTGAGGAAGGTGTGTACCATCTGTACCAAGGACGCTATGAGAGGAACGTGCAGATGTTTGTCAACCGCTGTGATGATATTGTCAAAGGCAAGTTCACTACTGAACACATGATTGATTGCCGTCTTCCCTATCATGGAAAGATTGTTCCGTGAAGTTTGACCTCCAACACTTCTACAAGTTCTGTAGCGAACTGAAGATTGAAACCAAAGAAGAAGGCCTAAAGAAAATGGGCAATCTTCTGGGGACGCAGAAGTATGTCATGGAGGAAATACAGAAAGGTCTAGCAGATGATGTCCACTTCTTTGTTATTCTCAAAGGAAGGCAACTCGGTATTACCACTGTCTCGCTGGCTCTGGATTTATATTGGCAGTTCACCCACCCGGGTTGGCAGGGAACTCTGGTTGCCGATACAGAAGAGAACAGAGACATGTTCAGAAGCACCCTTGCTATGTACATGGATGGACTACCAAAAGAGTACAAGATTCCTTTGGTTGCACATAACCGTAACCAGATGGTGCTCAAAAACAGAAGCCGTATCTTCTACCAGATTGCAGGAAATAAGTCTCGTCTGGGGCAAGGCAAGGCCATTACATATCTTCATGGTACAGAGACTGCCTCGTGGGGTAATGAGGAGGGACTAGCCTCCCTGATAGCTTCTCTGGCTGAGAAGAACCCGGAGCGTCTGTACATGTTTGAAAGCACGGCGCAAGGTTTCAACATGTTCCACGACATGTACAAAGTTGCCAAGTCTGCCAAGACGCAACGTGCAATCTTCTGCGGCTGGTGGCGTAACGAATACTATTCTGTGGACGCAAGCAGCAACATCTACAAAGTCTATTGGGATGGGCGGCTTACCCCGGAAGAGAAGGAATGGACTAAAGACATCAAGAAGATGTACGGCGTGGAGATTAACTCCCGGCAGATGGCATGGTGGCGCTGGAAGTTAGCAGAAGGTATCAAGGACGAAACCCTGATGTACCAAGAGTTTCCTCCTACAGAGGACTACGCCTTTGTCATGACGGGAACTAGCTTCTTCTCCCACACCCGCTGTACGGAAGCTGCCAAGGAATCTAAGAAGCTATTGCCTGACCACTACCGTTATGTCTTTGGTCAATCCTTCCAAGACACAGAGGTCATCAAGTCTACAGAGCGCCTTGGTACTTTAAAAGTCTGGGAGGAACCGCTGGACACTGCGTACTACGTTATAGGCGCAGACCCGGCTTACGGAAGCAGTGATTGGGCAGACAGGTTCTGTATCCAAGTGTTCCGCTGCTATGCCAACGGTCTAGACCAAGTGGCAGAGTTTGCCACCAGCGAGATGAACACATACCAGTTCGCGTGGGTAATAGCGCACTTGGCTGGAGCCTACAAGAACTCTACCCTCAATCTGGAAATCAACGGCCCCGGGCAAGCAGTCATCAATGAGATTCGTACCTTGA